ATGCATTGGTTTGCCCGCATAGCTTTTGATCCCCGAGGTAGGTTGTGGTACAAAAAGCGAACGCGCCGAAGGCTGGCAGGCCCACGACGCGCTCTAACCAAGCCAACACGGATGAGGTGTCAGATGGCTAATTCTCGTTTATGCTCTATTCCTGGATGTGAGAAGCCTCATAAGGGCCGCGGCTATTGCCAGGGCCATCTCGTGAGGCTCAGACTAACTGGTTCGGTTCGGGCCGACGTACCGCTCAAGGACATGGGGAAGACAGAGCGGTCCATAGTGGAAGCGTCACGTGTCCCGTATACAGCAGAGTGCATCCCTTGGCCCCATGCCAAGGATCCAGCCGGGAGAGGCATCGGCACCTATAAGGGGAGAACGATGCTCGCTTCACGGGCAGTTTGCATGGAAGCCCACGGCGAGCCGCCAAGCAAACGTCATGAGGCCGCACACTCGTGCGGCAATGGCCATCTTGGCTGCGTGAACCCTCACCATTTACGATGGGCTACGAGGAAGGAAAATGAAGCGGACAAACTCGCCCACGGCACTCGCCTACATGGCGAGATGATGCCTAATCATGTCCTGAGTGATACTGATTGTGAGAAAATACGCTCTCTCCGCGGTAAAATTTCCCAGAGAAAACTAGCAAAGATTTACGGTGTGTCGCAGCAGCACATTAGCGCCGTCCAAACCGGTAAATTTAGGACCTTAGAAACCAATCACCTAGCCAGGAGACCGCAGATGGTCTGAGACGGGATCAGTATTCCCCAGCCTGTCCCTGTGGTGGAGAACCCCAGATTGGCGAGCAGCCCGCCAACAACGATACCGACAACTTCGCCATCTTTGTCGAATACCGGGCCGCCAGAATTTCCGCCAGCAACCGAGACATCGGCGTATTGCGCCTCCTTCCACGGTCCTATTTCGCGCTTACTGCTGGATATGCGGCCCCAGCTATCAATGTTGTCCGCTATCTGCGGCGAGCCGATGATGTGGATTTCTTCGCCTTTTGCTAGTGGGCGGCAGGAAAGCGTGGCGGGCTGGACGCCGTCACATTTTTCGGATCTCATGAGGGCCACATCGTAAGCCTTTGAAGACCAGAGCGCGGTTGCCTTGCACGTCCGTCCGTCTGCAAATTGGAGCGTTACGGCATCGCCATCTCGGGCCACATGCGCGGCCGTCAAGTATGTGTCTTTGCTGATCGCAACGGCCGAACCGTGCCCGTTCTTCAGGATGACTTTGACGACGGTTGTTTCCGTCTTCAGATAATCCGGGGCGGCGAAACGTGCGATGGCCTCGGGCGTCGAAAACAGCCAGCCGAGCAACAGGAAGAACAGCGCGACGATGGCGCCAAGATAAAAGGCGATTTCCTTGTTCATCTGCGCAGTCCTTTCAGGAGGATTTCACCGGCCTTTCCGATGAAGAGAGAACCTACGATGGCGCCCATCCACTCGTTGAGCGGGGGCGGGAGAGCTGCAATCGTCCAGTCTTGCGGCCAGACACACGCGCGGCAGAAGAAGATGGAGAAGATGCACACTGCCGAGAACCAAAGGCCAGCAGGGACGAGGAAGAACAGCGGAAACCACCAACCGCGACCGGTCAACACCTGGGCCTGTGCGGCGACATAGCTTTCCACCGCCTGCGTCTTGATGCGCTGCCTCTCGGTTTCGCTATCCACCTTGCGGTCGATGGTGTCGAGAATTCTCCCTAGAGGTCCCGAGAGGAACGAGAACAGCAGGCGCCACATCACTCGCTCCGCTCAGCGATATAACGGTTGATCAGGTTGCGGCGGTTGATCTTGTTCCTGTCGAATAGCCACCAACCGAGAACGAGGACGTTGACGCCGAGGCCGACAAGCGCATCAGCCATGCCCTGGTCGAAGTAGCCGCGGGCGATGAGGATACCGCCTACGATCTGGAGTATCTGGCGCAGGATTGGGATGAAGAGATCAATTGTCATGGGGACACACCTTTAATAACGAGGCGCGCTGATTAACGCCTCTTAAATAGCGAGAAGAGCGCTGCGAGAATGTGGGACAGCCAGTTGGAGGATGCAGGCGGGGTGCCGGTTGACGGCTTCGGAGCGGGGAGCCCCGACGTTTTCGAATTGAGGAACTGGTCGCGCTCTGCCTTGCGGCGGTTGGTCAGGCCCTTGAGAGCTTTCTTCTTGCCGCCTACGGTGATCTTGTCCCAGGCGAGGAACTGGTTTGCGGCGCCGTATCGGTTGCCCTTGTTCAGCTCTTTGACGAGCGTCGAGCGCTGGAAGGCCGCTGCCCCGATGTTGAAGGCGAGAGAAACCAGGGCGTCGAACTCGTTTTGCTTCAGGGGGACCGTGACGGACGAGGCCACCGCCTTCTCAAACAGAGCGAGGTCGCGGGAAAGGATTTCGTCAGCCTGCGCGGCGGTGATCTTCATTCCCTTGTAGACGGTGGGAGCGCCGGCCGCGCTTGTGTGACCGACTCCGATTGTAAGAATGCCCGCGCTGTCCGGGTAGGCAGACAGCACAACTCCTTCGCGCTGCTTGATGGCAGCACGCCCTGCGGCACTGGTTTTCATGGAATTTCCCCGAGTTATAAGGAATTTGCGGAAAAGGTATAACGGCGCTTCAGTGGCGGAGGCTCGATGCGAACTGCATCAGCATCTCTACGATGTCGGCCTTGGAAACGTCTTTGAGCTTCATGGGACCGTCCATCAGCTCGTAATAAGTGTTCGCGCCGTCCTTGCTCACGCGGATGTGGAGGCGGGTGTTGATCTGCTTGGCTTGTTCCATGTGTGATGCAGCCTTATGAAATCTCGACTTCGGAATGCCCGCGGGCGCCCTTGTCGACGTGATAGGTGTAACTCTTCATGGACCGGCCGCTGAGATAGCCGTGCCAGGCGTGGTAGGCATCCTGAGCGACGGGAGCGCGGTGCGAGTAGACATGCACCCCGCCGATCTCGCGCAGCGTGTCGTGATGGATATGGCCGGTGTGAATGTGGCGTGTCGTGGTGGCGCCCCAGTCCTCTTTGCGGCGGTTCGCCATGATCATCGGCAGATCGGGGATCTTGGCTTTGTCGCCATGCGTGCCGCCGATCAGGTTGACCCCGAAGCGGCGCCAGTAAAAGGCGTCGGGACTGGTGTCGACCGTGACGCGCTCGTTCTGGCGCCAATACATGCGCAGCGCCTGCCGAATGCCGACCGTGCTGTTCTCGTCATGATTTCCAGGCTTGAAGACGGCCTCGACGTGGTTGTGTTTCGAGGCGATCAGCTCGCTCGACTCCGCCATCAGGTCGCACACGGTCTCAAGGCACTTGGAATAGCGCGTGTCCACGTCCAAGACGTTGCCAGAACGTTCCGTCTGGTTCCGACCGTTGTCGGCATGGAGCAGATCGCCGAGGCCAAGAATGATTGCGCGACCGCTTGGCGGCGATGTCTCCACCGTCTCCTTTACCGCGGCGGAAAGGGTTTGGCGTGCGATGGACAGATCCCAGTCGGGGCCGCCCGTCTCCTTGCCATAGGCGAACAGCCCCACATGCCAGTCGCAGAAAATGTAAGTCGTCAGCCTATCGCTGTCGCTGTCCCGAGGCGGGAGGACGTTCGGCGCCTTCGGTTCGAACTTCTCGAATGCCGCCTGGATGATCTCGGCGGTTCTCTCCGGAGAGGGTTCGCCTTCCCTCGTCTTCACCCACTGGCCACGCAGCCGTCCGTCAGGATCGATGAAGGCGGAGACGCCTTTAATGCGATGGCCTTCCGGTATTTCGAAAACCTCTCCCTTCTCCGGGCGCTGTTCGATCGTTGTGCCGCGCGGGCCAGTCTGGAGGCGGGTAACCTCAAATCCCGGCATGGTCGGCACTGCTGGCGGGAGAAGCCCCTTTCTTGCTGCCTGTGTGAGCCTATTCTGAACCGTCGAGCGCGCCAGTCCTAGCGCATCCGCCGTCTTCTGTTGGTTGTTGCCGTTCGCTAGGTAAAGCGAAACGGTCTCTCGCAACGCGTCGTCACTGACGGGCGCAAGGGCCATGGTCACCTCGTTTGTGGGGGAGTGGGCAAAGAAAAACCCCGCTCGATGGCGGGGCTGGGTATTCTCGTGGATCTGTGGTGAGAGGCGTTTAGTCGCCCGCGAGCTTCCGGTAAATCCGGTTTTCTACAACAGGCTCATAGCGCTTGTTGCCCTTGACGAAGGTGTCAACGACCATCTTCACCTGCGCCGCCTCTTCTTGCTCCGGCGTCATGTATCGGTCCCGAACAGATTTCATCGACTTCGAACTGGCGAACGTCCAGTTGTAGTCATCGAGATCCATCGTCCCGCCGACCTTCAGGAGTTTGTCGGCGATGAAGAAGGCCGGCACGTCGTGCAAGACCGTATGGGCTCCATCAAGATAGACGTAATCGAAGATGGGCGTCCCAACCGCCTGCCAGAGTTTCATCAGGGACCAGTGATAGCTGTCCCAATACTTTTCGGTGTTGCCGTGCGGAACGACGTTGGAGTGGCCCATCTTGTCCAGGTCGGCCGCCAACTCGTCAACATTTTTCTGAAAGTCGAAGATGTGCAGCTTCCCGCGACCGTTCAGCGCCTCGCAGATGCCGCGCGACGTGGCGCCAATCCCGACGCCGATCTCTGCAATAACCGGGTCTACGCCGCTCTCCAGCAATGCCTTGATGTTGCTTATTGTCGTGTATTGCGGCCGCGAAAGCGTCTCGTAGCCAACGGTTCCTATTTTCTCAAGCACTTGGTATCTCTCCCACTTTAGCAGCCTGGTCGCGCGCCATAGCAGTCATGGCGGCCGCGCAAAGTGCTAAGGCAGGGTGAGCGCTTTCGCAAGGCTCTATGTCGTCAACCGTTGCATGGGATGTTCTGTGCCCGAGCGTGAAACCGCCCGATCCCTTTGGCGAAACGGTCCTCGCCAGCCAATAGGCCCAATCAAGCGACGCCGTGAACTTCGGCACACTTCCATCGCCCTCGGCTGTCTTCTCGTGCACCCAAAACACAGTTCCGGTCGTGGTTACGGTCCGCCTGAACCCGACCATCCTAGCAATCGCTACGTCCAACTGCCTAGTTGGCCTCTTGGCGTGCCGCAGCATATCGGCCACGTCCATGACCGTCACCGGCTCGTTAGCCATAGATCGCCTCGTCTACCGCCCCGGTCAGCACTTCCTCCCATTTGTTGTAGACTATTTCCGGATTGTACTTCTCAATACTTTTAGGGGCATCTTCCCTCAGCCGCGACAATCGCTCTTCATCCCTGATGAGACTTACTAGGGCGGCGGTAAGATTGATCTCCCTGTGGCCCCTGCTGGCGACGAGAACGCCATTTTCGTCGTGCTTCACAAGGCTATTCAAGCCGGAACAATCTTCAAAGCCAACCACCGGCAAACCGTGGCCTAGAGCCTCGCAAACGGCAAGCGGGAACCCCTCATATTCGGAAGGATGGCAGAGAAACGATGCTCTCAGGTAGAGATCGGTTATGTTCGCTGTTACGCCTTTCAGGAAAACGACATCCTCTAGCGCGTAGTCCTGAATGAGCTGCTGGAGATGCTTCCTCTCCGGCCCATCCCCGTAAATCTCAACGCGCCAGTCAGGGAATAGCCTGTGAACGTCGACCCAAGAACCGATCAGCGTCTCGAAACGCTTGACCTGCGCCAGACGCCCGACGCCGAGAACGAGTTTTTCCCGCTGCGCCATCGCCAGCCGCTCCGGATAAATGGGCGTAACTGGGTTCGGCATGTCGTCGATCTTGGGCTGCAGTTCCTTGGGGTAATACGCCTTGTATTCCGGAAGAAGAACGAGAATGGTGTCGATGTATCTCAACACTTCGCGTCGGAGCCTGACATCGATCGGGTTGGCGTCCCATCGCTTCGGGTTGTCGTAATCCTGGCTCGGTTCGTTATGCGTCGAGGCGACTACCCGGACGCCCGTACCCCGAGCGGCCAACGCGGTCGGTGTAATTGCCGACGGCAGGAACGGCACCAGAACATCGGGCTTTTCCTTCTTGATATAGCGGCGCAGCTCCTTGACGAAGCCGCCGTGCGTCATCCGCCACTTGATATGGTTGACTGGGAAGAACACCGGCAGTTTCTCGCGAAAAGTCTCCCGCTTCTTCCACTTCTCCTTGTCCTTGTGGTCGATTGGCCTGGCGAACAGGTTCCGGTGCTTGACGCCTCTCTCCAGCCGGTAGAAGGGCGGTTTGCCGCGGTTTTCGTGGGACAGGATCTCCACGCGGTAACCGCGTCGGGCCATCTCGTTCGCCGTTTCGATCAAAACTCTTTCGGCGCCGCCACTGCGGTCGGCTATCTTTTGAATGACGAATGCAATCTTCAAGAGCGGCCTCCTTGGTAGGAAGACCGCTCTTTAGCGCCTCGGCGACGGGTTTATCAATAGGCGATTTCCAAGCGCGTTTAAATTTTGGCGTGCACCTTGGAGACTTCGCTCGCCTTCAGCCACACGATGTGAAGCGTTTCTTCGGGTGGTTCATCGTTGTCCACCTCTGGCTTGGGCGTGAAACGGATTTGGTGTTCGATCTCGCCTATGGCGTCTGCGCGAGAGGCGATAACCTCTCCAATTTCACCTTCGAACGGGAAGCCTAGGGACTTCGTCGCGGCCTTCACCTTATCCCTGATAAGTATGGTGTCCATTTGCAGTCCTCTTACGGAGTAGTTAGATCTTTGTTGACGACATTCGCCGTTACAGGGAGGTTGAATTTCGTCCCGCTATTTCCACGAACAAGGAGCTCAAACCGGCTCAACTGCGCAAACCGCGCTGCCGCTGGAGCTGGCCCGATACCGTCCGTTCCCGCGATGATCTGGCCCGCCAAATACATGTCGCGGATCGATGCGGACGGGAACTCGAGGCGGACACCTTCGGCGGAATGCCCTTGAGCATATATGTTCTTGATCCCCAAGCCGTTGCAGGCTTGCGGCGCTCCGGTAGCATCCCCGTTATACTCGGAAATCCAGATTGCATTGCTCGCAGCAATGCCGCTCGACTGGCGGAACTGATACCCGTCGATCTGCAGATTATCCGCGCCGGAAACGTACATGCCCGCTTTCGGGTTGCCGCCCTCCACAATACACGAAAGACCGTGTGCGCGGCTATCGACCATTTGCTGGAGCATAAAGCCGAAGTCGTTGAAGCCTCCAGCTCCCGCCCTAGCGCGGGGATTGAACGCAGAGATATTGGCGAGGGTGATGTTGCGGTAGTAGCCGGTGGTGTCGACCCCGGTGAACATCTTGAAGCAACATTGGCCAGCGTTTTTGCTGGTCATTCCTTGGATGGTCAGATCGCGCGTGATGCGCTCGCCCGATGCCGGCCCGCCGTCGCGGTAGTTGTGCTCTGGCGCGTTTGCCAGCGTGCCGCCCCCGATATACCCCGATATGCTGGCGGTCTGAAGGGCGTTGTATCCTGGATCCGGTGGCAGTCCGACTGTGCCCTGCTCCCTGATATTATAACCGGCCAGCCAGAGATCGACATTCTGGAGAATGCCGCCAATCTTCCCGTATTCCTTGATGTCGAGATAGCCGATCTTAAGGCCCGTATCGAAGGCTGCTCCGTTCAGGCCACGGTGCATATAGCCGATGTAACACTTCGATATGTTGAGCGTGCCGATTTGGACGTTGTTGCCGTCCGTCTTAATCGCCGCATCGAAGTTGTTGTTGAAGATACCGGAGAAGACTTCGGGGACGAGATCGACCTGTTCGATTGTCGATCCGACAGTTCCGCCGTTGAACAGCAACAGTCGCCGCCAGTTGGAACCGCTGACGGGCTCAAAACCGATATCGCCCCGGAAGCCAGGCCCGAAGGTAAGCACGTTAGATGCGCTGCCACTGATATCTCCCGACCATCGAAAACGGCCCCCGTTCATGTAAAGCGTAGTGTTGGCGGGAAACGTTTTGCCTATCGCCGTGATCCGAATTACATCGCCCTTGCGTCCCCTATAGGTCATGCCAGGATTGGCTGTCGCGTGCGCGATCATCCGATCAATTGCATCATTGTTGGCCGCCGCCGAAGCGTCCGCGCCGGAAACGTCGAAGCCAAACTCCTTGATGTCAAGGGTATCGCCAAAGCGGGCAGGTTGAGTACGTGAACTGCTCCCGGCCCCAGCTATTTGCGTCGTTCTCCCGTCGATCGTCTCGCCGACACGCAATGCCGTCATCGTCTTGGCATTGTCGGTCGCTGCTACTGCTTCCGCCTGAGACGCAAGGGCAGGCGCGCCGGTGAGGTCAGAATAAGCACCCGTGGTGGCGACGGGTGCAAGGTCTCCCGGTTGGACGGCACTGTCCGCCAACACTCCCTGAGCAGCACTTGCAACATCCACGCCAATATCAGCAGGTTGAAGGGCGGTGTCGGCGGTAGCCCCCTGTGCAGCGGTGGCGAAATCCGTGACATTCGCCGCGGCCGCCGTCCCGAGGGTTGGCTTTCCAGAAAGATCTGCGTAGGCCCCTGATGTTGCCACCGTCGCCAGATCGGCCGGCTGAACAGAACTATCCGCAAGCGCGCCTTGTGCAGCAGTGGCGAAAGCGCTGGCATCCTCGATAGCTGCCGTTCCCAGGTTTGACGGGACAATCACCTTGTTAGAAATTACGCCGGCCGCGGCTTCTGCATCGGAGGCAACGGGAATTTCAAACGTGTGGGTATGATAAGGAACGGCCATAGGTCATCCTCTTTGCAGCATATCTGCCGGCAATTTCTGGTTTGTCAGGGGGTTTCGAGCGCAGTCACCCGCGCGTCCAGAGCGTCTATCTGGTCTTGCATGTGAGCGAGAAGGGCGGACAACGGGACGTGCACCATCTCGCCGTTGATGAAAATCACGACGCGGATCTTCTCGGGGTCGGCAACCTCTGAGATTGCCTGGAGTGGGAATTTATCGCTCATGTCTTGACGCAGAACATGACTGCGACGTTGCGCGGCCGTGTTTCCGTCCCGCCAGTTGCCGCGACCGTCACGACGTGGGTGTGTGCGCCCGCGGTCGATGTCGGCGCCAGAAGCGTTCCGCCCAAACCGTTACCGCGCCGAACCTCAACAGTTCCGCCGTTGCCGTCGCTGGTCGGCATTGTATGGATGTGGTCGCCAGCGCTGTCGGTGGTTGCGGTATGGGTGTGGCTCTCGAGTTCATCTGCCTGTGGGGAGGCAAACGCGCGCCCGGCATCCGTCCCCTTTCCATGATCCCAGCCACGAAGGAATTCTGCGCGGAGGTCCGGCAAGTTGAACGTCGTTGACCCGTCACCAGCCCCCCAGGTCGTACCTATCGCAGAGAAAAGAGTGGCGTACGTCGTGCGCGACACAGCCGCTCCGCTGCACTCAAGCCAGCCAGTCGGGGGTGTGGACATGGCAAAGGGCGCGATCATCCCAGCCGGGTTCGATTGTGCGGTAGGGTTGATGAGGAGCCATGCGCCTGCCGCTCCATTCAGGTCCGCCGAGTAAATCGCCTCGTAGATACCGTCTTCCTGCACCTCACCGGCTGAAAGGGCCGACTCTCCCGAGGGGGTGATCTTGACGAGCGGTTTGGCGCCGATCGCATTAACGTTCAGCGTTGCAGAACTTGTATTGTCCGTGGCCGCGCGGAACCGAACCCGGAGTCCATTGGCGTAAGCCGTGAAGGAGCTTGCCGCTGTAACCGTAATGACGTTTGCCGATCCGCCCGCCACGATCGACCCGCCGAGGTCGTTCAGCAGCTCCTTGACGCGCTGCATCATCACCCGCGCGGAGTTGTTGACAGTAGATGGCGCCTGCCCCTCGGCCCAATTGATGTCGCCGTCAGCGTTTGCGTTGCTCGCCGAGCTGGTCGACCAGTCATAGATAGAAGACATTAGGCCATCCTGCCTTTGAGTGCTGCGACGAGAGATGAAAGGGCATTCGCCTGCTCTCCAGACGGGCCCATGATCTGGACCGGGGAGAATTGCGGCTGCTGTTGAGGCGCCGCGGCCATCATTCCGAAGATGTCGGCCATCTTGTTTCCAGAGCCTCCAGCAGCCAGCGCTTGGGCGGCGGCAGGGGGCGGTGTGACTGGTGACGGTGAAGGCGTTGCGGGGGAGGATTGTGCGACCATCGAGCCCATGACAGGCCGCGGGTATATCTCCTGCCCTTTCGGGCCGTCTGCAGCGCCAGATGAACCGCCGAGGAGGGCCATCGCCTTCGCCCGGTGGTCGGCCATCTGCTTCTCGACCTTGTCCTGTACCGTCCCCGGCGCGCCGCCTGCTGCAGCGTCAGAAGCGCCGTAGCGTCCGACTCCGCCCGCGTTGATGGCCGAATAGATGTCAAGAAGCCCCATGCCGGGACGGACGCCTGTGTCCTTGAGATATTTGGCGACCGCGCCGTTCTCACCGAGCTGCGAGCCGATCGGATTGCCCCAATCGACACCGTATTTCTGTGCCTGGGGTTCTCCGAACTGGATCAGGCCCCGGTGCTGACCCCATTTGGTCGTCGGCCCCTGTTTCGTCGGGTCGAAAGTGCCGGCGGTCTCATAGGAAATGGCCGTTGCCAGATCAACCGGATCAATGCCAAGGGCTTGCGCCGTTGCCATGATGCCTTGGCGAAGGTCTTGAGCCATGCTTACCCCATAGAAAAAAGCGGCTCCGGGGAACCGCCTGTTTATTTCTCGCCACGAGTGTGTAGAATCCGCGCTTATGGACAAACCCGACGCGCTCACGACAATCAGCTACCTAGTAGCCGCCGCCATCCTTTTGCCTTTGGGGTGGTGGCTTAAAGCCAACTACGCCGCAGACGTAGGGTATTTCATTCTTTCCCTTGGCGGCTTGCTCTACTGAGCAACGATGCTCGCCCCGGAGCGTGCCGGGATAGCCAGTGCGCTACCCAGGCTCTCCAGAGCTTTCATGTATGACGGCTGCCGCGCCGCTTGCTGGGCCGCGACACGAAGCGCCTGCGGGTTATCGCTCGTCAGAAGCTTCGCGATGCTCTCCATGACCTTTGCGTCACCCTTGCGCGAAAGATACTGCAGCGTCTTCGGGCCGGCAGCGCCGATCATTGCGCCCTGCCAATCGCCGGTTATCCCGTAACCGGCTGCGCCGCCTGCCCCTGCGCCAATACCGAGTTCAACCAACTGACGAGCAGTCGTGCTGTTGCCCATCGCGCCACGCAGACGGTCTGCTATATCTTCGACGCGCACATAAGCTTCGATCTCTCTCGCTTTCTGCGGGCCGAACACCAATTCCATGCTTTCTCGGGCCGCCTGGCTCTTGAACATAGAGTTGATGACGTTGGTCCGATCGCCAGAAGCCTTCACGCGGTCGATTAGTTCCGAAGCGTAACCGGTAGAAAACGCCCGCTTTTCGGCCGCCGTGAACTTCTGAAAAGCCTTTGTCGCCTCCGGAATACCCCTCGGGGAATTAGCGAACTGGCGGCCGGCGTCCAATGCGTCCTCTGCACCGAAGAAGGCAGCGGCACCCTTGCGGGCCGAGCCGAACAACGGAACGGCGGTGTCAAGGTCTTCGTTCAGCGCGGTTCTGAGGGCGCCTATTTCCGAAGCCGTCGTGTTATCCCCAGAGCGGGCTGCCTTGTCAGAGAGTGAGCGAAGGTTGCGCTGCACGTGGTCCCAGAATTCGAGGCTAGGGGCGACGAGCGTCCCGTCTGCGCTCTGGCGAAGCACGTACTGGCCCTGGCTGTTCTGCGTGAAAGGATTGCCGATCTCCTTCGCGCCTGAGACTGCCCCACGGTCGGCGCTCTTCTTCGGCACCATGTCAACCGCGCGGCGGAAGGTCGGAGACTGCATAAGCTGCTGTATCCGCCCAGTATAGACCTGTTGCGCTGACGGCTCACTGTAAGCGGCGCGGTAGGCAGGAGCGTTTGCGTTCCGGGCAGCCGTCCTCAGCGTTTCCTGAAAAGCCAGATCGTCGGCATTCCCGCCTGCAATACGCCTGACGAAATCGACTGCACGCTGGCTTTGTGCGCCGAAGCGGTCGCTGGCCGTGTTCTCGATGAGAGCGCGCGCTTCCGGGTTCTGGTTAGCAACGGAACGGGCGAGCGCGCGTGTCGTCTCCCCACCTCGGTCGGCATTGACGAGCGGGACGCGGTTGGCGGCCGCAACAGTCTCATCAGCCTGGCTGAGCATCATCGCCGGATTTGCAGAGGCATCCCGAGACATAGCCATGCCGACGCGGCGTTGCGCTTCCTGCGTGGGATTGCGCAACGCGTTGATGGTCGGCGCAACGCGATCTGCTACGGCGCCCAGTGCCGCCTTGGCCCCAGCGCCGACTATGGGAATAGCACCGCCGATCCCACCGCCGATCGCAGCGCTTCCCGCAATCTCCTCCGGTGTGCCCCCTCTGACGGCAGTATCCGCGCCGGAAATAGCACCGCTCGACGCCATAGAGGCACCAGCGCGAGAAAGCAGGCTAGGGCCGGTGATACCCATAGCGCGAGCGCCTGCAGCGGTGCCACCAAGGCCAGCCATAGCCGCGACGTTGCCAGCGACCCCGCCGGCCATCTTGGAATAGGGGTTCTGCTCTTGGGCCGTCTGAACGGTGCGCTGCCCCTGATCGAGGTTCGTCGCATAGTCCTCGCCGTCGATCATGGAGGCAATGCCTGCCGCTGCCCTCTCAACGCCGCCGAGCATGGCGGGGCCGATGATCGGGATATCGCCGATAAAACCGGTTCCAAATGCCCCGGCCTTGCCGCTCGCCCCGCTCAGGCGCTCCTTTTCCATCTCAAGCAAACCTTCCTCATAGGAAAGGTGCCGGCCGGCCTGGGGTTGAGCGGGAGCGAAACGCTTCTGCAGGGCGCTCTTGATGGTGTCGTTGCTCGTCCCGTCAGGGAACTCTGCAACCGAGCCATCCGGCAATTCGACTTCGATCATTCGAGTTCACCAGTCTGCGGGTTGAACTTTAGACGCTTGCCTTGCTGCGGCTGTTGGGCGGCCTGGCCAGCGCCCCCACGTCCCCGCATTGCCATGCCTTTCGCGGATTCAAGCTCGCGCATGAGCTGGTCCAGCTTGCCAACGGCGGTTTCCGGCGTGTCCTTCATCGTCGGGAGGTAGCGCTCCGAATAGGCCCGCGCTTCCGTCTCGTTCATGCCGGCGCCCGTCAAGAGGCGCATAAGAGCATCAGTGCCGGATTGTAACTGTCGATAGGTTTCGCCGCGCTCTCCCATGCCGAACTGGCCCATAAGGCTATCGATCGGGCCGGTCATCTCGCCGCTCTTGAGGCGTTCACGAAGGGCGGGCGCTTGGCCTGCGAAGCTTTCGGACATGCCGACACGTGCGGCCAGTTCGCCAGGGATCTGCTCGCCGGGGCCGCCAGGGATGGGCTGAACACCCTTGGTCTTGTCGTTCGGGTCTACCCAGCGGTAGCCGGAGGGGAGCTTTTCGCCTGTGTCGAGATTGATCTGGCTGCGGCCAGCTTCCTTCATCTTGACCTGATAGTCCATGAAGGTGCCTTCGAAGCCCTGCTCCTTGGCCGCCTGGTATTCGCGCTGATCGTCGGTCAGCTTCGCCTGCGGGTTCTGCAGGTTCTGAACCTCAAGCTGCATTTTCTGAAGCTGGAGCGCCTTCATGGGATCATTGCCCGCTGCGAGCGTCTTTAGATATTCGCCCAATGCCGATGGGTTCTGTGCGAGCGCCCACGCCTGTTCCTTCTCCATCCCCTTGCTCTGGAGCCATGCAACGGTCTGGTTGGCGTTCTTCATGTCGTTGTGCTTCGCATTGGCGGCCATAGCGCCCATACTCAGCGACTCTGCAGGCGTCCTACCGCTCGCCATGCCAATGAAAAACTGGTTCAGATTTTCTCTGAACATGTCCCGCGTGTATTTGTCCAAGCCGCCCGGCTTGTCGGGGACGGCGGCTCCGGCAGGCTGAACGGCAGCCGTCGTCATGGGATCGGTGCGCACAACGTCTTGCTCGCGCAGTCCGGCCCAAGGATCGACGCGCGGCGCCTCGGCAACCTGCTGGGTGGGGACGTTCACAGCCGGGTCAAGCGGCGGGGCCATCCGGTCACGCAGTGCGTTCATGCCGACAGCCGGCAGCCGATCGCTTCCACCGAACCGCGCGGCGTCGAATGCGGCGGCAGGGTTGGCGAGGAAATTCTGCACGCCCTGAGCGCTCTGCGCAGGCTGCAACAGCCGGTTCAATGCGCCGGGCCCGAACAAATCCATGATATTGAAGGCCATTATGCTGCCCTCCTGAACGATACGCCGATACGGCCATAATCAACCGCGAAGAATCCATCTTCGGTTATCGTGACGGCGCGCGGATCGCGCTCGATGACTTCCTGAGCCATGACGCCAACATACCGGGTGCGGTTGCCGCGATAGTTCCACTCGTAGACCGTGAAACCGTTCTCTACGCCCACAGGCACAATATCGACCTTCAAGCGGGCATCCGACTTCGTGAACAGAGACCCCAGCGCGCCGATGCCCTGCATGGCGTTGAAGGGCTGCGTCTGCGTCTGTGTGTTGGTGCCGTAGTTGCCGGCAGCACCGGCCGCGGCGCTCTGGAGAAGGCCGAGACGTGTCCAGGGCTTCATGTCTTCGGACTGCCACTTGGTGAAGTCCGCCGTAAGCTGCGCCTGTTTTGCCGCATCCTGAAGCTGGCCGGCGTTGATGACTGCCTGCTGGCCCGAAAGCTTGTTCTGGAACAGCGCGTTGTTGGACGAGTCGATCTGCTGCGTGGCTGCAAGCTGGTTAGCCTGTGCACGGTTGTAATCGGCCTCGAGGCCAGAAAGGAGCATGTTCTGCGTGTTCTTGGCGAGCGCGTTCGTATTGGCGCCCGAGCCATAGCGACCGGAGCCGGAAAATGCGCTCTGGATCATCGCGTTGCTGTCGGAAATCTCGTTCGCCAGCCGATCGCGGTAATACGGGTTGCCTTCCTGCAGGTATTTGCCCGAGGCGTAATCCGTCAGATAGTTCGACGCGGCCGAGTTCTGGGGGAGAGTTCCGGCAACATCCTTAACGCCGCCAATGCCGGCTTTGGTCGTGTCGCCGAGACCCGCAACGGTCTGGCCCTGGTAGACGTTACCGCCAGCACCGGAGTCATAGATGCTCTGGGCTTCCTTCGCCGACTGCTTGAATAGAGGCGCAGCCCACTCCGGAGGTGCATTCTCGGTCGTCTGCTTGCTCTCGCCGCTCTTCTTACCCATTCGTCAAATCCTTGCTGAAGAGGACAAATTTCGGTCGATAACCGGCCTTCGCCAGAGGTTTACGCCAGCCATCTCGGGCCAAAGGAGTGATCTCATGGGCGCCGATCGATCGAGCCCAATCCTCGATTGGATGGATCATTTCGGCCAGTTCAGGACCGCCCTCGCCGGCCAACTCGCCGAGCATGACAGTCTTGTGCCCCGTCTCGCTGATTTTCACTTCGCTGGTGACGAAGGCCTTGAATTGCTCTTCCTCGTCGAGGATCAACCAAAGCTGGTTTTTGCCGCTGAATATGTCATCGGCTATGGACTGAACGGAAAGGTCATTAGGGAACCGCTCGACGAGTTTCTTGATCGCCGCGGTGATCTCCCTTCCGTACCTTGCAACGCGCTCGTACGGCCAGTCTGAGGTTAGATGAATGCTAAGCGTCATCGAAGCCCCGCTGGCGCCGTTGCTACGTCGATGCCCTTGATGTGGTTCCACGTTTCGGCGGCCGGTATGCGCATCTTGAAGCGATGGTAACGAGCCCGAGAGCGCTTCCTGACCAATCCTGTGTTGTAGGAAGGGCTTTGTTCATTCATCCAGGTAACGGGGATGCCCGCGGCACGCCGCATCCTGTGGCCGATGGAGACGAAAACATTATCCGTGTCGACGATCGGGTTTGTGGATGTAGTCCTGACCACTTGTCCAGACGTGTCGCCCATCTCCTGAGTGGTGATAATCGCCTCAAGGTTCTCTCCCGAGAAGGCGCCGAGTTTGTTATCGCTGCTAAACCCAGCCAGGAAAGGCGCCCCGCCCTGCCATGCCTTGCTGTCCAGTGAGAACGGCAGCGCGTCGAGGCTTGAATTGACGCTATCCAGCCCTTCAAGAGTATAACCGCTCGTCACCATCGGCAGGATGAAGAGCACAGACACTTCGATCGGCGTCCACTTACCAATATTCCAGTCGTAAACCAGCATGTGGTCGTAGACGCCCGTTCCCGCGTAGTCGATCGCCCAATAGACACGCGAGAAGAAAGGATCGACGGCGCCGTAGATTTTCGAGATGCTCGACACGTTCAGGCGCTTGAATACCGTGCGGTCAACCTTCTCGAAGCCGATGGGCGTGATCGATCCATCGGGCGAAATCTGGAAGAAGCCGCCCTCATCCGCATAAAAGGCAAAGGCGCCGCGTGTGGCGATAGAATACGGAGACTTCGCCCCGCGCTTGTCGTGGATCTTCTGAAAGGTGAAAATCTCAAGAGAACCAGGAACGAATGTGGCCCGCTGGATCGCACTCTCAAGGAAGATGATCGGGTTGGTCGCCTCGGACGAGCCCTGCACAATGCCGCCATCTGGGAAGTCTTGATAGTCGCTGTTGTTCGTGCCAGGCGTCCAGAACTCGCAGTTGTTGAGGCCGGACCACTGCACGCGGTTAGGATTGCCGGTAAGCCTCATGAGGGCGACGAAATCGCCCCAGATGCGAACGATGCCGGCGCGAGGCGGGCTGCCGCCAAGGTCACGGAATACTGTGTCTACGCCGAGTTCCAAGACCTGCGGGTCGTCGTTCTGGTTGACCGCGATCACGAAATTGCCGAACACGCCGAACGACCAAGGCGCCGTTGTCGTGGCCGCATATGTCGTCAAGGCCTGGGAAACGTCATCCCACACCAGAGTCGTGTTGTTGAGCTTGAACAACTTCGTCGCCGTGCCCGCGAAGAAGCTGATCGATCCATCCGTCTGCTTGACCGAGACAGCGCCGAGTGGTGCGGCTTCAAGCGCAACCGTCAAGGCGGCAAACCCAGGCGCCGGGATATAGGAGCCGTCCGCGACAAGCACGTTTAACACATCATCCGTGAACGCCGTGTTCAGGTCTGCCACGTCGGGGCGGTATTCTGCGGCTGGGACGAACATCAGAAGCAGGTCACGCGAATTGAGCCTGAGGCATTGCGGCGCGAGGTCTCGGCCTTCAGCGCGCTATGCTGGTCGTTGTAGTCGTTCAGAGCCTCGGCCGCGAGGTCGGCATCCTTCAGTATGTCCTTGTGGAGAATGTATTTTGCCCGCGCCTTCACCATGTCGAAGGCCTCCGTTGTCCAGACGTTCGAATCCGAAGCGCTCGTGATGGTCGCGAGGCGGAAGGGCCCGAGTTGCAGGCGGATGGTGTACACCGTCGCATCCGGGATAGGGTAAATCCGCACGCGCTGCCCAAAATAGGTGTACGAATATGGCTCGCCGCTCGAGGCGCTGTTGTCGGCCGTCAGTTCGATCTCTTCCGGCGTGACGCGACGCATTCTGGTGCGCTCGCCATCAGCGCGCTCGCAGTAGGCCTCGACGATGCGGACAAGCGTCGGGATGTTTGAGTTGTCGGCCGCGCCGTACCACTCCTGCCCGTTAACGGTCGTGAACGTCACGTCACGCGTTTCGTTGAAGTAATAGACATCCCGCTCGCAATAGCGGATTGCTGCATAACAGGCAGATTGGATCTGGCCGGCATATTCTCCGGTCGTATCATCGATCTCATCGGCGATCTGCAGGATCAAGTCGGAGAACGTGCTGGCCGCAGGGCCGATGACCTCGGGGATCGAATCAATCGGGCCGCCAGTCTCTACAGTAATCGTCATTCCTGCACCTCTGGCTCATGGAATTTCGCCCAGGCGTCGACCTGATCGGCGGAAGCAAAGCGGTGATAGACCCAGCCCTTCCCCGTGCGGACACGAACCGTTGAGAGGCCCTTCGCCTCTCCGGTAATAGCCGAGTTGGCGAAGCCGAGATCAGCGAGCTTCTGAAGGATTGCCATCGCAGGCCTTTATGTGGAAATGGCCGCCCTTGCCGAGTTTCTTGCCGCACTTCGGGCAGGTGCCTTTCTCGGGCTCTTTGGCGGCTTGCTTCGGATCACTGAAGTCGATGGTCGACCAGTCGGTATCGAGATCAATCATGCGAAGTCCTCGGGGTGGAAGGGGCGACCGGAGCCGCCCCCTCTGGTTATTATGCAGCGCGATTTGCGATGATGTAGGCAACGAAGACGTAGCCGGCGCCAGCGGAAGGCGCGGTGCCTGCCGAAAGCGTTGCGGTAACGTCGGTATCGGCCGACATATAGAGGTCATCGGAAGTCGCCAGCTCGTCCGCGGCCTTCAGACCGGCGGAGGTGAGGACCAGCGCCGACGCGAAGCCGTCGCCATCAGCAGAGGTGCCAATGTCGAGCGTCTGAGCCGCGGTGCCAGCGAATGCGGTCGTAACGACCACACCCGCGTCGATGACCGCCGCACCCTTCGGCAGCTTGCCGATGGTGTACGACAGCGTCGTGTAGACGATCGGGACCTTCACGTAGTGGACCAGATCATGGTGGAACTTCCGTGCGGTCGTTCCCTGAGTGCCAGTAGCCATGTCCTAGCCCTCCTTAGCTTGCGGCTGCATAGGTCGAGATAACAATGCAACCGAAGTCCTCATTGTTATTCGTGAACCGGGTTTTCTTCAGCCCCAGGACGGACTGAACCGAGACGCCCAGCTCGCGCTGGTAGTCGAACAGTTCTTCAACCGTCTTGTATTTGTCCGGAGCGGTTTTCATGCCGAAGGCAGCGACTGCCGACTGAGCGCCGAGGAGCACCGCACGGCGAACCGTGGTGATCTGGGCGCCGGTCGTGCTGTTGACGCCAGGCATGACGTGCTCTGCTTCACGCAGGATCACGTTGTTGTACTCGCCGAGCGACCCGTCATAGATCGGGTTGTCCTTACGCGAGCCCTGGTAGATCGCCTTCGTGATGTCGAGCCACTGGCCGGTCGAGGTGTTGGTGCGGAGAGACGTGACCTGCGTGGGGTGCAGGTACAGAACGTACTTCTTCTCACCGTTGACCATGACGGGGCGGATCTTCGGGTTGGCGAGCTTCGCGCGTTCGACCGCCTTGTCGATGAGGTCGAGCGTGAAGACGTTGGCCGAAACCAGAGCCTCGTCGGTTGCAGCGGCCGCGGCGCGGACGATGCGGTTCGTGGACGGCGCCAGAACGCTGTTGAACAGGTAGTGCTTGCTCGACAGCGTGACCGTCTGGCCCTCGAAGGAGACAGTCGGGGCCGTGTAGCCGCATACCTGCAGGAAGAAGGCCATGGAGAGGCGATCGGCGTACCAATCGGTCAGGCCTTCGTTGGCTTCCTTGCGGAGCGAGAACGGGACGCGCTGGGCGTCAATCGTCTGCTCGTTCTTCACACGAACGGCATGGGCGAGTTCGTTGATGAAGATGGCATCGGAGAAGGTCGAAAGAGCCTCTTCGTTGCCTTCCAGGGTTTCGCCCTCGGAAACACCCTCGCCGATGAGCTGGGTGCGAAGGCCGAAGGTGACCTTGTCGCCGGCCCCCTTCTGGGTTTCGTCCTTGAGTTGGATGATGCTGTTCGAAGAAGTCCCGATGAGCGGTGCAATGGCAGTTGCCTTCGACACCTCGACCGCGAGTTTCTTCGACCACAGCTTCACCGCCAGAGCGTCGTTGACGCCATAGGAAGTGGTAGACATGTTCGCTTTTCCTTTGAAACGTTGGGGTTTTGGTGCTGCACTTGACGCCGTGAGCAGGCGAAGAGGGCTAACCGGCCATCGCGGGGCTGAGTTGACGCATCAGCAAGGCGAAAGGGGCTTTAAGCCGCCCCTGAAGCTTCATTCCGTGAGCGTTAGCCGCCCATCATTGACTGAAAACGCTTGGCGTTCTCAGGAACCTTCATCCAAGCCTCGAATTCGGCATTGGACATGCTCGCGATCGCCTCGGGCGATATCGGGTCGCCTGCATTCCGGCCAGGAGAGGCCGCCAGCGTGCGAGAGGCGTTCTGCGCCGCATCGATCTGCGCAAGCTTCTCGGTCAAGCCGTTGGGCGCCTGTGGCTGTTGTGCCGTTGCTGCGAAGCCGTAGGCCTTAGCGAGCTCGTGAACCACCTTGGCCGGGTTCTCGCCCCGCTCCTTGGCAGCAACGACGATCGATTTCAGTTCGGCGTTGATCTGCCCGAGCACGCCGTTTTCATCAGCGAACCGAGGATCAACAGCGGCAAGGGCCTTCAACTGACGCGTTCTGGTATCGGACAGGAACTTGACGGCATCGCCGAAGTCGGGCGCTTCTGCCGCGTAGGATTGCGCCGACTGGCTCCAGTGGCCCCACAATTCCCGCTCTTGCTCGGCAATCTGCTGCTGCTGTTGTTCCGATTTGTCGCGGTTCTCGATCCGTTCCTGAAGCGCCTTGAGTTGGTCGCCCTGCCATTTGGCGTAGGCGAAAATGTCTTCGTTCGGGTCCGGGGGCGCTTCCGGCTGCGGTTGCTCCTGCTGCTTCGTGGCCGTGAGCAGCGTATTCCAGCGGTCATTGAGGATGGCCTGCTGCTGCCGGATCTGCTCGAGTTCCTGCTTGGTCTTCTTGTGCTCCTCGCGCTCCGCATGAAGCGCCTGGTGCGGGACGAAGCGGCCCTTCTCATCGCGGACCTGAGATTGGTCCTGCGCCGGGTCAGGGACATCCGGGCCGGAATTGGCGTCTGGCTGTATTTGCTCCGCATCAACGACGGGCGCCGGCTCTGCGGTGATTTCCGCTTCGCCACCAGAGGAGAAATACGCTTCTTCGGCCGCCGAGAGGCCACCTGTGTTCTCTTCAGTCATCTGTCACCTTATTGCCCGTCACGTGGGCGAACGAAGCGTGATGCGCTCACGCGGGCGAAACCACCCCGAACGGATGGTGTCAGTCTGCGGCACTCGCGCGCCGCGAATTGGCGTTCTGCTGCTTGATGGCGTTCTGACGTTCCTGCATGGCAATGCGGGACATGTCGGCCTGCGCCTTCTGCGTGGCAATCGCTGCGTCAAGCTGCGCTTCCTGCTGCTTGATCATCAGATCGATACCCTTCATTTCGATATCCATCTGATTTTCAGCCTGCTTCATCTGCAGATCGGCCTGCTTGCCGACCATCTCCATTTCGGCCTTCTGCTGCTCCATCGCCATCTTCTGTTCTTCCGGCGAAGGCGGCTTCGGCTGGGCTGCTGCCTCCTGCGCCTTCTTCTTCAGCTTGTCGACGAACGAGGCCGGGAGGGGCGTATAGGGCAGGACTTCCATCAGGATTTCGGGCGTCATCAAATCTTTGAGCATCGGCAGCATCGTCTGCAGAATGCCCCAGACCTTTTCCTTCTCGTTCGGCGAGGTCGGAGCGTCGTCCACGATGATGTCGTATTGGACGTTGGAGACTGAATCCTTCGTGAGCGGCACATACTGCGCCTTGTCGTCGCCGAGGATGCGCACCAGCCGGCCATCGCTGAGATAGTTCTGGATCAGATACAGCATCACCTTGCCCTGGCGCTTGCGATAGCGCCGAAGGCTGTTGAACAGCGATGCAAGCAGGTTCAGCGACGACTGCCGGCGCTGGTATTCGAGCACGCCGGCCTGATCGACTTCGCGTGTGCCGACGAACTCAGGCGAAAGGCCGGTGACCTGGCTAATAGCCTCCTTGCTCTCCTGAAAGAGCGTGAAGAAGCCGGCGGGGAATTGCGCCGTAGGCTTTTCCTTGACCCTCGGATTGGCCCCAGATAGCGCCCCGTTCTTGAGATAGGTAAACGCCTCGGTTTTCGCCCAGCTCTCCTCGGCCTGCCGGTCGTCGTCAAATGCGCCGCGTTCGACCAGCAAGCCGCCCTTGGACTGGCTGTTGAGCAGGAACATGACCTGAGAGAAGAACTTATTGCTCCAGCGCTGCGGGTCCTTGGTGGTCCGCACGACGCCGTAGAAAAGCCCCTTCATCTTGTCGCGATAGCCGGTAACGCACTCCCAGCCGAACATGCCCGGGGGAACGAGCGGCTGATCCGGTTCCGCCAGCACCTCGGCGCCGATGAATGCGCGCTTGACGACCTTCTTGTACTGACGAACGGCCGGGAAGTCGGGCAGCTTCGTGCGGATCAGCTTGATCTGCTGCTCGTTGTATTCGCGCGGCTCGCCGGTCGGCATGCCCATCTGGTCGAGTGAAGGACCGCGGAAATACGGCACCTTCTCAAACCAGCGGCATTCGACGAGCGTGCACATCTTCTTCGAATAGCCGCCATCGGCATATTCGTTCTGCGTGCCGGTGTACTTGTCGGCCTCGTCCTGGTCGTGCGGCTCTGTCGGATCATTGCCGAGTATCTTGGCCCATCCTGCGTGCAGCAGTTCAGGGGCGACACCCGGGAACATCTCCTTGATTTCGGAATAGGGCTTCTCGTCCACGTACCAGAGCCGTTGGGCGTCTTCGAGGTTCGGCTTGACGGCGGTGCAGTCCCAAGCCATGCGGAGAGGGTCGAGGCGCGTGACCTTCGGGGCGCCGTCCGGATCTTCTTCGAAGTCAAGGCGCGTATCCGTCCAGCCCATGCCGCAGATCACGGCATCTTCGAACGCGTCCGACTCCTCATCCTCGGCGCCCGTCTGATCGCGGAACCATTCGCCGGCCGAAGTCAGAACCTCGTTCGCCTGGGCGTCGCCCACCTCACGCGGGATGTACTGCACCTCACGGCGGTTGTTGATCTCTGAGCCAACCACGGCGTTGACGAGAGGCGCCACGCGGTTGAACACCATCGCCGGCCGCCTCTGATCGCGAAGGACGTTCATATCCTCCTGAGACCACTGCTCACCGGAATAGAACTCGTAATCCTCGCGAGCCTGCTTGCGCCACTCGGAGACCTTCTTGATATCTTCCTTGTACCAGCCCTTCAGCTTGAGCGTCAGGTCGCCGTATTGGCCGCGCACCTTCGCTTCTTCGGCATTGCTGCCGGCGCTGTCAGAGTCGTATTCGGCCATTGATTAACCTGCCATCCAGGAGGAAGACGAAGCGCCTCGCGGGGAATAGCGCTTGCGTGACGAGGGCGAGTAAGGCTCCTCGTGATCTACTGCGATCAAGCCGAATGAATCAGCACCGTGTGATGCCCAGTCATGTTCGGGACCGAGGCCTACGCTGCGTTCTTCGTCGCGCTTCTCGTGATACCAGCCGATCGCATCAAGACCGGCAGAACATTTGTCCTTGTCGAACCACATATTCGGGAAGAGGCGACGGGCCGCTTCAACGCGCTTCATCGCCGCGCCCTTTCCCTGATTGGGAACGGTGCGAACCTCAAAGCCTGCCGAACTGATGTGATCCTGGAAGCGGATTGCCGTCACTGCGTCTCTGTGCTCGCCGTCGTGAGGCAAGATGCATTCCGCATTCCCATGCCCGTTAGACCGCAGCCATTCAATGTGCGCGGCAAGCGGCTGGTTCTCAGCTTCGTAATAATCGAGCAGCCTTATCTGGGGCCCGACGAATTGAACTATCCAGATCGTCGTCGCGTCGCTGACGCCAATATCCCAATATGCCTTTTTCGGCATGAGAGGATCGTGGGCGACCTTCCCAATCCGGCCTTCCTGGCGAGCTTGCGCCAGAGCGCGGGCATAATAAGCGCCTTCGACAACAGTGACAAAATCACCTTCCCAGATGTGAGCGTATTGCTCTGGCCGGCTGTTAAGGTCGTTGGTTCGCTCCTCCTCGAGGACGGAAGGGAACCACGGATTGTCTGCGTAATTAATCTCTACGATCTTGCACCGATGCGGCGTGTTCTCGCGGAACCGCTTGTGCGTGGCACTGTTCTTTCTCTCCGGGTTCCATGTTACCCAGATTTCCGAATCCTCTTCACGGATCGTCGGAGTGATCTTCTGCCAGGCCGTCTCTGACACCGGCTCCGCCTCATCCACCCAGATCAGGTGAACCTTCGCCTTCGACTTAATGCTGTCAAGATTGTGCCGAAGCCCGATGAAGGCAAACTCTATCCGCTTGTCCGTGGTGCGGATGTATTTCTCGCCGATCTCGTAATGAGCTGCCAGCCAAGGCTCTGACTGAATTGCCGCCTTCACCTCGGCGAACGAACTGTCCTGCAGCGAGTTCATGTACTCTCGGCCGCAGACGATAACTCCGGTCTTCCTCTCTTGTGAGAGCTGATAGCCGCGAACCGCTGCCATCTTGGCGAACGTGCGCGTCTTCCCGCTTCCTCGCCCCCCATATGCACAACGATACCGAGCCTCGCCGGCAAAGACCGGGATCAGCTTCGGCGGGAGTTCAATCCTAGCCGTCGTCATGGGATGGAGCGACAAGCTCTATTCGTGTGACCGTCTGCAGCGGATTGTCAGGATCTCCGGCAATCTGCATCGGCAGGACTTTGCCAAGAAGCGCCATGAAGGGCCCAGGGTTCACCCGCGCCTGTGTCGTGAGGTATTCGACCATATCCCCCTCGCCGGCGTTCTCCGCTGCTTTGAGGATCGCCTCTTTGAGAAGCTTGGTCGTTTTGTTCGGGGTGCCCTTCTTGCGGCCGGTCTTTGACCTATCCAGCCCTACTTTAGGAGCGTCATTCATGCGTCTTGCACTCCCGTTTATGGGTTGGTGCGCAAAATTATTCCTTCCGGCCGGTGAGACCGTTTCATTTCGCGATATGAATTTTCTACTGAACCGTATGGAAGACCAGCTCGTCGACTTCGCCATCGAGGTATTCGATGTTCATCCCCGCAGCCTGAGCGCGGGCGAGCAGCGTGTCATTCAGCAATACGAGCAGTTCATTCACGCCGTGTTCTTCTTCGAATGCTATGCAGGCCGCGATAAGGTCGGCTTCTGTCATTTGCTGCGGCGATCGCGCTTGAAGATCAGAACCCAGTGGTATGTCGTGCGCTCTATTACCTGGTGGAGCGCATACCCTTCTGCTGCCTTCTCGTTGATGAGGGCTTGCATGCCGGGGAGGCCGAGAGGGCCGGAGTCGTAGGGGAGGACGAGGTAGGGCATCTCATCTCCTAGCGAAGGCAGACTCGCCGTGGTTTTCCGGTCCATCGTATGCAAGCACTCGCTGTCTCTGCTCTTCCGTGAGCGAAGCAAATAGGCCGCGCAGAACTCCTTCACGCCTCCAGCGCTCTGTGCGGGCTGCGTGGCGCTCCTTCGAGGTCTCCATAAACTGGATTTGCTGATCGCGCGTCATCGTGGCCTCAATGCAGAAAACCCGCCCCTGCGAACAGAGACGGGCTGCTAATGTTAGGAAGTCGAGCCGACTTATGCAGCGTATTTCCAAGGAGGCATCTGCTCAATGCCTTACGCGCTGCCTTCCCGATCCATGTGAGAAAAACTAACGATCAGACACAAATCTGACGTTACCATCTGCGCATGAAACTATGCTGCTTCGCGCCTGCGGTCAAGCCCTTGATAGTGCCTGTGCAGCGCATTCCCCACAAGTCTCAAATCGCCGATCATGTGAGAAAAATTCATATTCTTGATCACTATGTGCTCAATTGCCGCCCAGAGGTTGACCGTGCGGTTCTCGTTCTGCGCTGCCTGGATTGCGTCTCGGGCCTTCATATATCGCCGCTTCGCCCGAGCGCGGCTCTCTGCATCAGCCTCTTCGTCAAAGCTTGATGGTCCGCCATCTCCGACGTTGACGAGGCTGTCAGGTGCCATGATGGATTTCATGTAGCTTTCCCGGTCCATAGAGAACCGCACAAGCGCTTCGTACTGGTCGCGGGATATGCCGCCGCCCTTGTGGCCGAGGAGAGACAAGCGCCCCATAAAGCTTGCTGCCTCCGGGGTGCTCGCTACCTCTGCCTCGACGCCGAAGATCCGCATACGAGCTTCCCTTGCTACCTTATCGGCCGGTTCGGCGGGGTTCTTCGCTCTGGAGATTTGTCCGCTGTCCGTGCGGGCAACTCCTTCCTTGATGGGCCTCCCAACCCTCTGCTTGCGCTTCAGTCTGAGTTTCGAGGCCTTGGATGTCATGCGTTCTCCTTCACGACAATGTCGCCATCAGCATCAATTGGCGCTGTCGGCCAACCATGCCTTTGAATGTCCCTAGAGCGGATCGCCCGCTTGAGTACATGCCACGCGTATTTCCAGCCGTAATAGGCGCTGCAAATGATAATGAAGGCCAGAAACGGGTGCTTGCCACAGAAAGCGAGAATGAACTCGTAGCCGCTCATGCTTGCTCCTGTAGGTCTTCAACTTCTTTCGCCGTGTCGAACTGATCGCGGAGCCACTTGCGACGCTCTGGCGTGTTAACTCTGTCGTCGTCAAACCGGACACGGACAGTCCCATCCTCAAACACAATCGCCGTACCGATCGGCGCGCCCTTCTCGGAAGCGCTCTCGCGCTCTGCATAATTTCGGAAGATCCACGACAGATCATCCAAGCGGTCGGCAATCTCTCGGTAGCGGTCGCCGATGTCTCGGCCCTCGTCTTCAAGGTTTGCATCAAGTATCTTGGCAATCGTCTCTGTTTCGCTCTCGAAGATGGCGAGGTCGCAAATCCACCGCGGGGGCGGCTCGTCAGCAGTCTTCTCGCGTCTGCGGAACTCAATGACGTTGCTCATGCGCTTTCCTTTGCTCTTTGCGCTTCGATCTTCCTGACGGCGTGCAGTGCGGTTGTATGGTCGCGTCCGCCGAACAGGCGCCCTAATTCCGGATAGCTGATGGACGGCTTCACGAAAGTCTTAAGCTCCCACATGATGAGCTGGCGCGGGTAGCAGTAGCGGCGAAAGCGGCTGGATCCTACGATGCCCTCGTAAGGGACGCCCAGCTCCTCACAGCGCCGCTTGATATAGTTACGACAAGGACTGCCCTGCATTGCCTTCCACGCCTCCCATGATCGCACGTGCGCATCCTTCGGGCTCTTGTCGCGGTAGACGATGACAATCTCCGGCCGCTTCGGAGCCGGTTTGGCCTTCACTTCAGAAGGCCTGAGTGCCGGCGTCATCAGCCTCGCCCGCCGTTCTGAATAGGCGCTGATCATCGCAGCGCTGCTGACATATGTTTCTGCCTGTAGGGGCTGGTAGTTCATTGGATTATCCCCCTTCGCAAGCAGTGAGCTATAAGGGCCGTGGTCGTCGGGCAGCCTGTGGCGTTTTTGGCGCGCTGAAGGTGACGCGTGACCGTCATGAGGCAAATTCCGAGCATCTCCGCAATGTCCTGGTGCTCCTTACCGGTCGAGAGAAGCCAGATTATCTCCTTCTGGCGCTCACTGATCGTCTGGTAGTTATGATCGTAGTGGCCGAACGTGCGGGGAGCCGGCCGCATCCTCAGGCGCTCGATGCAATCCTGCTGGTTCATTGGATCCACCCTTCCCTAAGCGCCGTGGCGACAAGACCGGTTGCGGTCATCTTGCCCCCGGCCTTCAGCTTCGCCGTGACGATATGGCTACTGACGGTGTTCGGGCTGGTGGCAGTTTCGCGGGCGATTTCCTTCGCCGTCATCCCTAGAGACATGAGGTGCACGATCGACAGCTCCCGCCTGGACAATGGGCACTCACGCTGCATTGCTCTTCTCCTTATTCTCAGCGGACCCGATAGGCCCGTAAATCTCTCCGGTGCTCCAATGCCAGACCGAGCCAACAGGGAGCCGCTTCTGCTTTGCCATCTCGGCGAACCGTTCGAATGTCACTGCTTCTGCGAGGAGTGCACGGCGTTCTCCGCGGGCGTTTCCGCGTTGGATTTCCCGATGGTCGATCAATGCCGCACCTCAAGGCACGTGATCTCTTCTTCGGACAACGGCGTCCAAGAGCCCTCGTATTTCTCAACGATGACGGATTTTGCCGCCAAGCACTGGTCCATATCGTCGTATCGTTCAGTGTCGAACTGTGCGTATTTGCCATTGCCGAAATAGATGATCATTAGAACGAGTATCTTACTCACTGCATCGTCCTCCCGATCACGCCCTCAGCCCTCAGCTTCGCTACCATCTGGCGGCGGCGTTCTGCTTCCTCTGGGGAGATGGGCTCTGGAGGGGATACGATCTCGGCCCTGCCGTAGTTCGCGCCATACGTCGGACGCTGCACCCGAGCCTGTGCGGGCTCCCACTCGTCATCCCAGCATTCTCCGTTCAGCCAGGTAGCCGGGTGCTTGAAGTCGATCTTCTCGGGCTTCTTGGCGACGTATTCGGTTATCGCCTTGAGCATGCTTTCTAGAGTGGTTTTCTTGATTGCCTTGTCGAAGGCCTTGCGAGCTGCACCTTTGGCTACTCGGCGGGGGTAGCCGCGCCAGAATGCCTCAAATTGTTCTTCCTTCGTCATCTCATCCCTCATACGCCTGAATCAGAACTGCGCACGGCGGCCCATCTGCACGCCACTCATAGGAAAGGCGCCGCACGTATTTGTTGCTGTCGTCTTCGATAATCCCGGCCTTCACGAGCACGTCGCAAACGGCCTTGTCACAGTTGCCAGCATCACGAGCGCGCTTGTCTGGCGCTACGAGGCCGACTGAAATGCTTACCTCGCCCTTGATCGGCTGCACTCTCTGCGCCTTGATCATCCATAGGGCTTCGTTCTGCCAGTCCTTGTAGCGGCCGGTTGGTACACGGCCCCTGCCTGGCACGTTCGTGAAGCAGGCGTGAAGCGGGACCGGGAAAGGAAGCTCGATGCGTGTCACGCGGCCTCTCCCTGCCTCTGCGCTGCCCTACGGCAAAGCTCCGCTATCTTCTCGGCCCAGGCGAGACGGCGGCGCTTGTTCGCTATGCTGTGGTCAGGCCATTTCTTAGGGCCGCTGGAGAAGGTATCCAGCCAGCCGCGGAGTTCTACGCAGTAGCGATCGGCCTCGTCGGCCATATCTGAGTAGCTTGCGAATTCGGTCACAGGAATGCCTCCTGCTTCGGTTCTTCCGCCTTAGGCGCCGACACAAACATGTCGGGCTGGGCGTAGGCCTTGCGGATGCGCTCGCAGGCGATTTGGAAGTATCGCTCATCCCGTTCGATGCCGATGAAACGCCTCCCCTCAATCACGCACGCAACCCCGGTGCTGCCCGACCCCATGAAAGGATCAAGGATGGTTTCCGCTTCCCGAAGGAAGCCGAGGCACCAACGCATGACGTCAACAGGCTTCTGTGTCGGGTGAACTCTTTCGCCGTCCCTGTTGGATGCAAGGCCGTTGTTGCATCTGGTGAACTTCTTCACAGAAGCCCCCTTCAGAGATGACCAAGCCATCTCGCCATCGGAATATGTCGGCATGGAATTCAGCTTGTCCCAGAACAGCCAGCGGCCTGACTGTGGGAGGAGATCGGCAAAGTAGTTGCCGCCCCAGATTATTTGCTCACGCGACACGTCAATGATTGATTGAAACGCATGCGAAGGCGGGCGTTCGTCGTCCCAAGCGCCGTCGTATTGCCGAGGCTTGCGCTTGTACCGGCCGCTCGCATCAGTCCCGCCACCCGATGCACCGTTTGCCGCGCCAATCCCATATGGGGGATCTGTCACGACGGCATCAACGCGCTCGAGCGTTGGCATCACTTCCACGCAATCGCCGAGATAAAGCTCACACTGCCCGATCACCTCGACGCGCTTTGCCGCAGGGCATCTTTCCTGCAGGAGCTTGGCCCGCTGAGAGGCAACCCAGACGTTGTAGCTTTCGAGGCCGTCTTTCTGTGCGTCGTAGACGGCCTCGCTCATGCTACTCGTCCTTTCGCTTTCTTGACCTTCTCAGCCAGGCTCTGAACCTGAGCCAGCAAATCCGCATCCAGATCATTGTTGGCGCGTTCCTTCTCCATTTCGAGTTCATGTTGAAGGCGAGCAATCTGGCGCTCGCAGTGATCAAGGTACGCGCCCCGGAGGCGTTGGAACAAGCCAGCCTCAACGGTCTTCGCCCTGCCCGTACGCAGGTTGTTCAATGTCCAGTATGGGATGCCGTAACGACGCTCGATGCGCGCGAGGGCCTGAGACAGGTTGCCCCAAGTGCTGCCCTCGTTTTCGAGCATCCTCTTGACGTATCCCTGAGCCTCTACTGCCGTGCTCATTTCGTGCTCCACATGCTTAGTTTCTCTGCACCTCATGCTCATCGCTCCGTGACAAGTTGAACCCGTCAGAAGGAGAGACCGAGATGGTCATTACATTTCAGACCCAGGAACCGTGCGGCGCTACAGTCGCCAAACTTGAAGCCGATACGGTTCCGTTCATTTCGCTCGGTGAAGCTTCCCAGGCTGTAGTGATGCGCCTGCAGGTGAAGCTCCCGAGAATTAAGGTGCGGACGGCTCAAGGGGAGGAGCCGAGCCGTCCGCGTTGATCGCCACACACGAGGGGGAGGATGCCGCGGCGATCAATCTTGTTTCAGAACTTCGGCCCCGCGGAACTGGAGATCCAGAACACGAAGGCAACGCCAAGAGCGAAGCCGACACCAACGCCGGCCATCATGAGCGCGTAGCTCATGCCTTCACCCTCGCGAATTCCATCATCAGCTCTGCTTCGAGGAGATCGGCATCGACCTCCGGTTCCGGCTCAACAAAGCCACGACGGCGAGCCTCACGAACGCAGAACCAGTAGAACAGAAACCCCATCCAACCAGCGGAGACGACAGAAGCGATGAACCAAGTGAGCGGGTCTCTTGCTATCTCAAGCATTGTTCTTCTCCCTGCCGCAGAGGCGTTCGAATTCGGATGGGGTTTCGTCGTGGCGGCGGTTCCAGGCTGCGATTGCCTTTTCGTGTGTACTATCGCCGGGGCCGACAGCCCCGCACTCGTCGCAGTGCACCCAGTACAGCTCGAATTCGTTTGTGGTAGTGAACGTCGCGCCAGACCCGCAATATGGGCATCCTTTGAGGTTGACGACGTAGTTCTGGCCGAGATTGAGCGCGTTCATTGCATCGACCCCGCGGTGTTCCTATGAGCCCCGTCGTCGGCAAGTCCGGAACCCCGAGCGCGCCAGTCTTCATTTTCGATGAAGGGGCGCCTGCCTTTTACGTCGATCTGGTCACAGAGCTTGAAGTTGACGAACACGACATCGTTCGCCTGTCCTTCGCCGCTCAGTCCGTCAACGGAGACGGCCAAACGAAGGCCGTCGTTTCGGTCCGCATTCGAATGGTGAGCGAGGTCGCCAAGAAGCTCTGCCGTGATCTTGGGAAGATGGAACATTGGTGAGGTCATTGGACGCCTCCCTGCCAATTCCCGAAGACATCAGGTCGGAGGACGCTCACCGGATGGCCGGTAATGTCAGACACGACGCTGCAGTATTCGGCAGGTATCTTCCGCCACTGGGAAACAGCGCCGCGAGTGATCCCGATAGCTTCTGCTACGCGGGTAATGTCGCCTCGTCTGACGGAGATGCCGCAAATCTTGCTTGTTCCCTTTTCGACCTTCTGGTCGGACGGGACAGGCGCGTTCTCTTCAATCCACTTCCGGAACTCGCTAGAAGCGGCGAACCACTCGCCGTGACAGCGCAGATGAGCCCAGAGAACATGAACGTTGGCTTCCGTCTTCCTGTCACCAGCGAGAACGCCGATCAGCTCGCATTGGAACGGAGCGTCAGCATTTACCTTCGTCAACCTGGACTTCGGATTGACCGAGAAACCCACTTTGACGCGGCCGGCGCATTCGATGAAGTAGATCATTGCTGCACCTCCCTGCCCGCGAAATCCTTGGCCGTGACGAGGCCGCCCGTAATCTCCTGCACCCTGATCGCCAGCTTCAGAGATGGGTTGCGTTCCCCTCTCTCGATCCGGTTGACCATCCAACGTGATACCCCGAGCTTCTCAGCAAGTTCGATCTGCGAGACCTTCGGGTTCTGCGCGTTGCGCCAGGAAGTGAGTGCGTGTTCGTTTGCCATGATCTATTGTTGTCATATAGCCAACTCAATTGCAATAGGGCGTTTGAAAAATAGTTGGCAACGTGGCCGTCTACAGTTGACGAGAGAGCAACTAGAATTCTGACATGGTTACAAGAATTGGCCCAAAGAAACCGTTCAGGCACTTTTTGAAGGAATGGCGTGTTGCGAAGGGTTTAACCCAGCAACAGCTCGCCGATCGTCTCCCTGTGGGTGAAGACGGCAAGCCGACCGGCAAGGACCAAATCAGCCGGTGGGAACGCAACGAGCGCGATATGACCATGAGCGTTCAAGCCGCGCTGGCGGAAGCTCTGGGCTTTGGAGAAGACCCCGGAAAACTGTTCCATGATCCAGAACAGCCGAGCATAGACGATCTGCTAAGATCCGCCCCGCCGGAGCGCCGCCGCGACATCTTCGTTGTCGTTGAGGCGATGCTCAGGACAGGCACGGACGGCTAATCGCGATAGGCGAAAATCATCAGAGGCATTTTCGGGTCTTCTGGCCGACAGCGGATTTCAATTCTGCTGACGCCTGGCATTTCGCCTTTGATGGTATCTTCCAGATCCCTGAGTAGGGATTCTAGGTCGTTGTGTTGCTTTGCTACTGAAATATGCGGTGCAACAGCGGCTCCGACAGCCGCGAACGAAAAGAATTCACGTCTACGCAATTCAAGTTTTCTCCCAGCGCACCCAGGCCACCAAAACTACTTGTAGGTGCCAGCACAACCTACACAGAGATAATCCTTTCGGACTAGAAAAATTTACGGTCGAATTTTTCTGTGGGCTGCCACAAAACTGTAATACTTTACGCAACCGGCCGCGAGCTTTTGCAGGCTGGCGCAACCGATGGTGAATGAATTGTGAAGGACCGCGATAAATTGCCACCGAAATTTTAGGGGTTCTCTGGAGATAGGGTTTACGGATTACACACGGAACGACCACATGCGCCCAAATGTGGCACATACGGGGCACGTCCGTAACTCGGTCACTTTTTCGTGAGATTTGTAACGAAGCGTGATTGAGGCTTTTCTACACCTATCCTCAATTACCCTTCTCATAAGCAGAGACCTAATAGATAACTTACCATTTAGAAATTCAGCTTTATAAATTGGGGTTTCAGATTTGACACCCTACTGGGTTTCAGATTTGCAACCCTAGCCGAAATCAAAGGGCAGCCGGATGTAATAAACGTTCGGCTTTCGATGCGCTCTGACGACAACCAGGACACCCTCGTCCTCCAACTCGGCGAGTGCACGAATTACCGTGGCCTTGGACACCCTCATCTGTCGGACAACCTGCCCGATTGTGTACCAGCAGCACTGGTCGTCGCCGTTCATCCTCTTCGCCAGCCAATAGCCGATCCGAAATGCGCGATCCGATAAGCTCGGCATCTCGCAAATGAAGTCGAGCCATTTTCGTCGCTTGTCGTAAAAGGCTGCGGCCGACTCGCCGTTATCGTTTCTCATGTCCATGGCTGATATATGCCATACGGCCAACTTGGTTGTCTATACGCCAACTTTTTTTCGTCGGCCCCCTTGCCTTTCGGTTGTCTACATGCCAACATCTAATCATCGAAAGCAACCACGAAGACGCCCCGGCAGATCTGGTTGCCTCACTCAAACGGAGACGAGAAGATGCTGAACGCACTGGACATCAACACCAAGGCAATCATCGCAACCGGGACAGATCGCGCCGCTCTGGCTCGCGTCGCCTCGGAGAAGGTTGGCCGCGAAGGCTTCTGCATCCGTCCGGCTCAGGAAGAGAAGATCACGGTACCGGCTAACTGGTGCACCACAGACGGCGAGTGGTGGCTCTAATGAGCGACGCAATAAAAGACGTTATCGCAGAACGTGAGCGCCAGCAGACCGTAGAAGGTTGGACGGCATCCCACGACGATAAGCACGACATGGGTCAACTGGCTGGAGCAGCCGTCTGCTACGTCGTTCACGGCCTAAGATCGGCGGCGAAGCATAGCGTTCACCGGAGCTATTGGGATTGGGACGAAGAGTGGTTCAAACCCACCAGCCGCCGCCGTGATCTCGTAAAAGCCGCCGCCCTTATCCTGGCAGAAATCGAACGGCTAGACCGCGCCTCCTAAGCCACCAAATGCGCCCAAACGCAGAGAGGATGAGACGATGCCAAGCATAGAAATAACGCCGATCGAATTGATGTCCCTGAAGAAGCTGGCCGTCATCAATGGCGTCCTTGCCAAAACGATTTCCGGCCAAGCGTCAGTCGAGCAAATGGCTCTGACCCGCGTCCTCATCGACGTAGTGAACCGCGCAGACGTAGCCAACCACACCCCTTCAAAAGCCTAATCTGAGAGGGAACGACCATGAGCATCCCCGACATTAAGCAAATCATGATCGGCCGCATTGAGGAACTGTTCGCGTCGATCTCGGGCAACAGCAGCGATGCAGACTGCCATGAAGCCCTCAAGCGTTTCCAGATGGACCACTATAACGATCTGGCATCCCTGAGCTTCTGGATCGGCTGCGATGCAAACGTATTCCAGAGGGAATGTGTCGCCGCCGCTGATCTGGTGGACGATGCGTTCTTTGAGATCATGCGAGAGCGCGAATTCGAAGCGCCGGCAGTCCGACCGCAGTATTCCACGCTCAACGCTCGCCAGCAGTTCGGCGCCGTTGTCGAAGGAGCCAGCCTGTGAGCGAGAAGAAGATTGACGACGGCGGACAGGCGTATCCGCTCATCGAATGGCGCACGCCGAACGGGATGGTTGCGAGTAACGTCCAGAGCGGCATGAGCCTTCGCGACTGGTTCGCCGGTCAGGCCATGCAGGGCATCTGCGCCCACCCCGACAACTGGGGAACGACACCCGCGAAAATGGGCGTAACCGCGTACGACATTGCGGACGCCATGATCGCAGCCAAAAAGGCAGGTGCCTAATGCGCGCTGAGAACGAAACCCTAAAGGCAACGTTGAAGATGCAGCTCGCCTACGTGCGGCACTGGCAGGAAGACGCTCGGTACAACCTCAAGCCAACGATGGATTCTTTGAAGGACGCGGAAGAGGCCATCCTTTCCGCCCTGTCCCGCACTCGCAGTCTGGAGGCGGCAGAATGATGCGCTTCCTTCGCCACCCGATCACGGAGTTTGCCTGCTTCATCGTCATTTCGGGAGCCCTTCTCTTCGAAGCAGCATGGGTACTGTCACGATGAGTTATCCAACGCCAGACCAGCTCCGAGCCCACGCAAAGCACGCCCGCCAGATGGCCGACGAATACCGCTCCGAGGGCAATAACAAGATGGCCGACCGGCGTGACGAGGACGCCGATTGGTACGAAATCCTCTGCGCCCGGGAAGAGTGGCGCCTCGAATGCGAACGCGCAGAAAAACGCCAGGAGGCCGCGTGATGACTTACCTCTATCTGGATATTGAGACAATTCCGGCTCAGGACGCTGCTGCGCGCGAACGGATCGCCGCCACGGTAAAGCCGCCGGCCACGATGAAGAAGGCCGAGACTATCGAGGCCTGGGAAAGAGACCAAAAGCCTCACGCTGTTTCTGAGGCAATCGCGAAGACGGGTCTCAACGGCGCATACGGCCATATCTGCTGCATTGGTTTTGCCTTTGGTGAAGGCAAGGTGTCGTCTCAGACGGCGCAGAAGGTCTCGGAGGAGGCTGAGATTATCTCTAGCTTCTTTGCAGTTGCTAAGGCGGCTATCGGGAACCACTTCCCTATCATTGTCGGCCATAACGTATCAGGGTTTGATATCCGGTTCATTTGGCAACGGTGCATTGCTCTTGGGATACGGGCCCCGGTTTGGCTCCCACGTGATCCCAAGCCCTGGGATAGCGATGTGTTTGACACAATGACCGCGTGGGCCGGCGCTCGCGATACGATCAGCATGGACAATCTGTGCGCTGCACTCGGCCTTCCCGGGAAGGGAGAGATCGACGGTAGCATGATCGGCACCCTTTTCTCCGAGGGAAGACATGCCGAGATCGCTGATTATTGCCGCGCTGATGTCGAGAGAACCCGCGCAATACACCGGAAGATGATGGTTGCATTCGGGGAGATCGCGGCATGAGCGGTGTAACGATCGAACAACTTCGAGACCTCCACCGCGCATTCCCGCCGGAATCCATACATTGGCGCGCTCAGATGGTCACCAAGGCTCGCGGGGAAGGACATGCAGCCCTCGCGCTTGCCTACCTCGATGCCCGCGACGTTATGGACCGTCTCGACCAGGTATGCACTCCTGCATTCTGGCAGAGCGAGCATTTCGAAGCTGGCGGAGGTCGCCTTGGCTGCCGGATCGGAATTTTCATCAATGACCAGTGGGTTTGGAAATCCGATGGAGCCGGAGAGACCGACGTTGAAGCCGAGAAGGGCGCCTTCTCCAGTGCATTGAAGCGGTCGGCCGTCTCGTGGGGCGTGGGTCGCTACCTCTACGACCTCGGCAATACCTGGGTTCCCTGCGAGGCGTCCGAATATCAGGGGAAGCTCAAATTCAAGAAATTCACCGACGATCCGTGGAACCACGTTCGCAACAGGGCGGCTTTCTTGCCGCGCCCGCAGCAGAAGGAAGCAGCATAAATGGCATACGAAAAACGCGACATGTCCGGAACGCTTTTCAAGAACGACAAGCGCGAGAAGGACACGCACCCTCACGCAACCGGCTCCTGCATCATCGATGGCGTCGAGTATTGGGTAAATGCCTGGACCAAGGACGGGGCCAAAGGGAAATTCCAGTCCCTCGCCTTCAAGCGCAAGGAAGAGCGCCGAGAGGACATCAAGCGCGAAGCTGATCGCTCCGGATCGTCATACGGCCAGCAGCCTGACGACTTCGGTTCGGACGAAATTCCGTTCTAGGAGCTCGTGATGGCGAAATCCACAGAAGCCGCTCCAATCTACGTCCAGCGCTTCGGCGACAAGCTCGTCGGCGAAATGCAGATGGATCGCGAGGCAATCGCGCGGTTCAACGCAGGCGACCGGATCAAGGTCACGCTGCATACCGGCCGCTCCCCCTCTCGTCTGCGCTTCTACTGGCAGATGCTCGGGAAGCTGGTTGCCGCGACCGACTGCGCGCCGAACGCCGAGGCGCTTCACTCTGTGATCAAATTAGACCTCGGCTACGCAATGCCCGTCCGCCTCAAGAACGGCATGACGGTCTTGGTTCCCGGCTCCATCGCCTTTGACCGCATGACGGAAGAGGAGTTCGGAAACTTCCTCGAAAGAGCCATTGGCTGGATCGCGCAGAATTACGGCGTGACATCGGAAGAGATCATGAACGGAGGATTGGCCGCATGACCCCAGAGCGCAAACTCGAACTCATCCAGAGCCTTTACGTCAAGCATCCCCACATGCGGATCTCCAACGTCATGCATTACGTGCAGAAGCGGGAGAAGGCGGAAGAACTGCGCCGGCCGTCTCCTGACCCTCGCGGCGTCGTGGCTATGCTGCGGAAATTGACAGGTCGTGCGTAGATGGCTCGCTCTTTCAGCAAGAAGGTCCAAGGCCAAGCATTCCTGCGTTGCGGCGGCAAGTGCGAGAAGTGCAGCGCGAACCTGAAGGTCGGCGAGAGCGAATACGACCATATCGTTCCGTACGCGCTCACCCAGGATTCAACGCTTGAGAACTGCCAAGTGCTTTGCATTCCGTGCCATCGCGGCGTCGGCGCGAAGACCTCGGACGATATCAAGGCAATCGCCAAGACGAAACGCAACTGGCTGAAGCATACCGGCGCATGGCCGAAGTCAAAAGCGAAGATCCAGAGCCGCGGCTTTCCGAAGTCGAGAGAGCCACTCAACGCGAGGGATAGTCAGAGGTAGAAATGATTAAAAAACGATACAGTGCACGACGGTTCTTTGTCCATGAAGTAGCTATAAAGCATCAAAGCGACGAATGTCTTTTGTGGCCTTATGGGAAAGACAGTAAAGGGTATGGACAGATAACTATTAACGGCAAGAACTTCGGCGCGCATCGATATATCTGCCTCGTTGTTCACGGAGAGCCTCCAACTGAGAAGCATCATGCCTCGCACTCCTGCGGGAATGGGCACCTCGGGTGCGTGAACCCGAACCATCTCGGATGGAAAACGAATTTGGAAAATATTCAGGACATGGTTGCTCACGGGAGAAGCACGCGAGGCGAGAAACACGCCAACGCCAAACTGACTGAACAGCAGGTTAATGAGATTATACTTCTAAAGTCCATCAAGACTCAGCCCGAAATAGCAAAACAGTTCGGCGTGAGCCGCAGCACCATTGGGATGATCCACTCCGGTCGCAACTGGTCATGGATAGAATGACAGCCAAACACACGAGGGAAAACGGACATGACGGATATACCCGAAGACGTGATGCGGCTTGCGGCCGAGACGTGCGCCGAGCACGAATATTCAGCAAAGAACGCCGACGCTACGTGGTCATCCGTTTGCCTCGCCATTGCAGAGGGCATTATGGCCGACCGCGCCTCCCGCATCCGCTCCTGCCTTCTCGATAAGCCGGAGGCGGGAGAGGCTCCCGGCTATTCGCTGGTTGAGAGGCTGGAGCAAAGGATTTCAGTCTATCGAGACATGACGCCGGAAGACGGAGAAACTTGGGAAAGCTGGTATTTCGCCGCTTTCGACATGCTGTCAGGCGAAATCTCCCGTCTCCGTGCCCCAGCCGATACGGACGCCGCACAGAGCGATGGAGGGGCCTTCGACAAGATCGTAGCCGCCCGCAAAGCCTACGTTGATGCGGTAGCTGCTTACAACGCTCGCCTTGAAATCGTTCGCGCGGAACGGGAGCGGGGAAACTGGCTCAATGTCGATCCCGAATATGCCGCGATGTCGGAAGCTCAATCGGCATTCTATCGCACGGTCCAAGAGCTATCCGACGCAGCCCTTGCCGAGGAGCCCAGCGCATGACGAGCTTGGTCGAGAGATTGAGGGAATACGCTGGATGGCGACTGCGTGCGCACCAGTCTGAGTGCACAGATCCTTTATGGCCAAAGCCGACGGATATCGAGCTTGCCGAAGACGCGGTGCAAGAGATCGGCAGGCTACGCAACGACATTGTCAGACTTCAGAGAGAGCTTTCCGAAGCGCGCGCCGAAAGCGACCTACTTCAGGATGTCCTGGATAGCAGACCAGCGATCAATGCTGGGCTGCCAGAAACCTACATCCGATGGTCACAATCAATTTACTCAGGTGACATTGTCCGTGCGGCCATCCGCCAGCGCGGGGAGCCCACCCATGAATAAAGAAGACCGGAAGGACTTGGTAGAGCGGTTGCGGAACACGCCGACCGAACGAACCTGGAATAGCGTTGGCCGTCCGTACGATTATCCGAAGCACCTACCGATTGAGGCTGCGGATGAGATCGAAAGGCTTCAGCGAGAGCTTGCCGAGTTCACCCAGCTATTCGAGCAGCGTTGGAATACGGACCTGCGAGCGAAGAAGCGTTGGCAGGATGCGCACCCCGATAAGCCGAATATCTGGCCGTCCAGAGACGATTTGCTCGTCTGGTTGATGGATCAGCACGAAGCCGCACCATCCGCCGAGATCGACCGCCTCCGCCGAGAACTGGAAGAGGCACGCAGGGCGCTGGAGAAGGAGCCAACGCTGGAGATGATCAGGGCTGGCGAGGAAGCCTACTGGCGCAAACACTGCGACATGACGAGCCCGACACCTATGGAAGAGCCAGGGATCGGTCCCATTGGCTATGCATACATTGCCATGCGCGCCGTCCGCACCAAGGAGGATGGCCGATGAGCGCGCTCCCCTACATCTACCGATGGGATAGGCAGGGGCGGAAAGGCCAGCCCTGCGAAGTCCTTATCCGCGCCAAGGTCATGAATAGTTGCCTTGTCCGCTTCGCTGATGGCTACACGATGGTGACGAGCCGGAATGCGCTGATGAAGAACAAGGAGGCCACCCCATGACCTCAATCCCTCATATCCAGCCACGCCCCCGCTTCCTGACGCTTGAAGTCAACGGTCGAAAATTCATCTACGCCGCTCTGGTCAATAAAGACCCGATGGAGATGACGCTTGCCGAGTGGCGGAAGGCCCCGACCCTGACTGCGTTGGTGCTGCTTCAACAAACAATGAAGGATCGGCGCCCATGACCTCACTCCTCCCTCTCCGGGTTGTCATAGAACTTGGGCGGCCGTCTCTGCGGCTTCTCCTTCTCTGCCGGTCCAACCTCCTCGATGTCATCGACATAAAGCGTGACCGGCGTGGCAATACCGCGAAGCCGGACGGAGATCATGCCGTCCTCGCCTATTCGCGTGACGGTGCCTGCAAGCAGGACGCGGGCGCCTTTTTCAACACGTTTAGCCATTCAGAATATTTGGAGCGCGAAGGAGCGCGGGCAAGATCGTGACCGAGATACCGGACGATATCATGAAGGCGGCGAACGAATGTGTTGCTCAGTTCCGGTGGAACAACGACAACCGTTGGCATCTGTTTGTCGCCCGCGCCATTCAGGCAGAGAGGGAGCGCGACGGATGGCAGACGATGGAGACGGCGCCGAAGGACGGCCGGTTCCTCGCTGTCGTTGATGGAGAGGTCCGCGTCGTTGCCTACGGGAAGACTTCTCACGTGCCAATCGAGGGCTTTTGCCTCGCTGACCAAGGCCCCGAAGATTTCGACCTTTGCGACCCGATAGCTTGGCAGCCGCTCCCAGCTCCACCCGAGACCGAGAGGGAGGCGATGGAATGACGGCTCCTGCCGCAATCAAGCAATCAGACCTGAACCGCCTGGCAAACGTTGCCAAGGCGAACGCGATGACGATCGAGGTTGAGGTGGGCGGGAAACTCTACCGGTTCATCCCCGGAATCCACGCGCCACGTCTGCAAGAGGAAGAAACAGTTGACCGCGGGAAAAACATTTGCCTCTGATGACGAAATGCCGCGCAAACTTCCGCAGTTCGTCAGCAAAGAGCGAAACCGCCATGGGACATGGGTGTACTACTTCCGCAAGGGGAAGGGTAAACGCACCCGCCTGCCGGCATTCGGAACGCCAGAATTCGAGGAAGCTTATCTAGCCGCCCTCACCGGCAACGCGGTGAAGCGCAGGCAGGACCATCCGGAAAAATCGCTGGGGTGGCTGATCGATCGCTACATGGAAAGCGCCCAATGGGGTCAGCTTTCCGTCGCCACCAGGAAGCAGCGCGGTCTGATTTTCAAGGAAGCGCTCAAGACGAGCAATCCGCCCTTCTCCGACATCACGAAGAAATCGATCGAAAACAGCATGGAGAAGCGCCGCGCCACGCCAGCGCAGGCCAACAATTTTCACAAGGCCATGAACAACATGTTCGCTTGGGCCGTGAAAAACGATCACGTCAAGGTCAATCCGTGTACCGGCGTCGAGCGCCTCACCTACAAGACGGAAGGCTTCGTTCCGTGGGACGAGTCCGATATTGTGCGGTTCTGCCTGAAATACCCAGTCGGAACAGTCGAGCGCCTCGCTCTTGAGCTGCTGCTCTATTCCGGCCTCAGACGGTCGGACATCGTTCACGCCGGCAAGCAACACCTGAAAGGGAGTACCTTCTCCATGCGCACGGCAAAGACCGGCGCTCAGATTACCGTGGAATTCCCGCAGAGCCTCATAGACACGATCGAGGCGACGAAGACCGGGGAACTGGCGTTCATCACGAACGCTTTCGGGAAGCCGTTCACGAAGGAAAGCTTTGGGAACTGGTTCGGGAAGAGAAGCAGAGAAGCGGGGATATTCAAGAACGCACACGGCGTGCGCAAGCTCTCTGCTACGACAGCCGCAAATGGCGGCGCAACGGCACATGAGCTAATGGCTCAGTACGGTTGGACGAACACAAAGCAGGCCGAAACCTACACAAAAGGCGCCGATCGGGTTCGTCTCGGAATCAAATCTTCGCGCTTGGTTGCAGAACAAATCGGCGACATTATTCCCCGCACCGCAAATCCGGGTGCGGGTAAAACTCCGAAAAACCAAGCAAAAACAAAGGGGGGAAAGTGA